CGATACGGCTGAACTAGGCTCAGATGGGCTGGAATCGGTTTTTTTGCCGGTAACAGCTCCACGAATCCACTCACCGCTCAATGATTTGCCTTCACGCGGCTTTGAATTGATTGATTTTGCTGATCAGATCATTGAAGGCGGCTTTATGCCATGGCAAAAGTTTTTGGCCGAGCATTCTCTCAAGGTAAAACCCGATGGCCGCTACCATCACCCAATTTCGGTCGCGACTGTGGCACGCCAAAATGGTAAGAGCACTTACATGATGGCCAGAATCTTGATGGGTCTTTTTCATTGGCAAGAATCCTTGCAGGTTTCTACAGCTCACCGGCTGGTGACATCGCTGGAGCAATTTAGAGCAATTGTGCAGATTGTCGAAAGCCATGATGATTTAGCTAAACGGGTAAAGCGGATTAGGTGGCAACATGGAGCCGAAGAGATTGAGACGCTAGAAGGATCGCGTTTTATTATCAAAGCTGGTGGATCAGCAGCTAGAGGTTTATCAAAACCGGAAAGCATCCACATGGATGAAATCCGAGAGCTGCACGACATGGAGACATTTGCCGCGATGCGATACACCTTGATGGCTGCTAAAAATCCACAGGTCAATTGCTTTTCAACGGCTGGTGATTCTCACAGCATTGTTCTCAATCAATTGCGCGAGCGCGGATTGGCCGCAGCTAGTGGGGCATCCGATGATGTGGGTTATTTTGAATGGTCAGCACCGACTGATGAAATTAGCTTGCAAAATGCAGCTTTTGCAAATCCCGGCCTTAACATAACGATTCACCCAGACAATATCCGAGCCGTTTTCAATGATCCTCCCGATGTAGTGCAAACCGAGGTTTTGAATCGTTGGGTGCAGACAATCTCAAGCGTTATTGGAGCCAAAGAGTGGCAAGCCTGTGGAGATGAAACTATTGATCTTGATGAGGACAAGCTGACATGGATGGCCATTGACATTTCACCGGACAGAAAACATTGCGCATTGGTCGCGGCTCAAAAGCTTGAATCAGAAAGCTTTGTGGTAAAGCTACTGCACACATGGGAAAACACCATTCAGCTAGATGATCGCGCAATTGCCAATGATGCAGCTAGTTATTGCAGAAAATATCCCATCGAGTATTTGCTTTATTCAAGGCGCACATCTGGAGCGGTTGCTGCCAGAATGCAGCCGGCCGGCATTCCAATCCATGACATGGATGCAGATTACCCGCAAGCATGCGATGAGCTTTTGGGCGCGATTAACAGCGGCAGACTCAAACACCGAAATCAAAGCTCACTTACCGAACAAATGCTTTCAGCTGTCCAATTGAGGCGCGGTGATGGCGGTTGGGTTATTGGAAGGCGTGCCAGCCAATCGGCCGTGTGTGCTGCCGTAGCAGCCGCGCTATGCACACACTATGCGACACGCCCGGAAACGGATATAGATATTTTAGTGGGTTGATGCTTGACATTTTGAGAAAATGCGCCCATGGGATTATTTGACCGCAAACGCACGATTGAAGCTGTCGCGCCTATGCGCGGTGCTGATGTAGCTGCACAAATTGGGCCAGCTCCAACACTCGATGCATTTTATCCATTTGGTGGAGCTGACTATCTTGCAAGCCGTGAAGAAGCCATGTCCGTGCCCGCAATCGCTCGCGCTAGAAACATGATTTGCAATTCCATCGCCACCATCCCCATGATCACTCGCGACAAAACAACAGGCCAAGTCATTGATCAACCTGTTGTTATATCTGATCCAGATAAACGCGTACCCGGAGCAGCATCATGGGTGTGGGCGTGCGAAGATTTACTTTTCACGGGCTGGAGTTATTTTCAGGTAATGTCACTTTTTGCCGACACCGGCAGAGTGCGCGAAATGTGGAGAGTTGCACCAAATCGCGTTGGCACATTTTTAGATTCTAACGGCACCTCAATTCTTTATTATACAGTTGATGGAAAACAAGTGCCGGATTCTGGCGTTGGATCGCTAGTTGTATTTTATGGCAATGATGAAGGTTTATTGAATCGAGCTGGTCGCACCATCCGTGCAGGTGCAGAGCTTGAGCGAGCAGCTGCAATGTATGCACGCGAACCCGTGCCATCAATGGTTTTGAAATCAAATGGCACAGCATTGCCAGCTGACCGCATTGCAAAACTTTTGGATGCTTGGGGTGCAGCTCGCAGAAATCGTGGCACAGCGTTTCTTAATGCTGACATTACAATGGAGACTGTTGGCTTTACACCGGAGCAAATTGGCCTAAACGCAGCCCGCGAAATAATTGCAACCGAACTGGCCAGAGCCGTTGGAATTCCGGCTTACTTTATTGATGCGCCGACTGGATCATCCATGACCTATGCAAACGCCAGCACGGCGCGTCAAACCTTGTTGGATTTCTCGCTATTGCCTCTAATGAACAGCATTAGCAGCAGGCTCTCAATGCCAGATTTTACGCCATCAACACAGCGCGTTGAATTTGATTTGAAGGCTTACTTGCGCGGCTCAGAGAAAGAGCGTGCAGAGATTTACAAGATTTTATTTGACATCGGAGCAATCACTACCGATGAAATTAGACAAATGGAGGATATGATCTCATGAAGCTAACAACACCGATGGAAATCACGGCAGCTGATTCGGATTCAAGAACAATCACCGGCCGCATAGTTGCATTTAACGAGCAGGCAAATGCATCAACAGGCAAGGTCACATTTGCCCGTGGATCAATTGTGCCTCAAGATGTTTTTTTAAACCTTGAGCATGACAACACACGCAGAATTGGAAAGAGCATTGCCATGAGTGTTAATGATAAAGAAATGACTGCGACATTTAAAATTGCTAACACAACAGCCGGCACCGATGCATTGGTTGAGGCCATGGATGGATTGCGCGATGGTTTCAGCATTGAATTGGCCGTTGATAATTATGAAATGCAAAAGGATGGCACCATGAAAGTTTTGAATGGCCAGCTTAAAGGCGTGGCACTCGTTACCGAACCAGCCGTGCGATCTGCACGCGTTTCAGAGGTAGCAGCATCAGAAGATTCTGAAACTGAAACAGTTACAGAGACAACAAACCCAAATGAAGGAGACAAAGTGGATAACACTACCGAAAACACCGCTCCTGCCGCTGAACCGGTAGAGGCTCCAGCTGAGGCTGTGCAGGCATCACGACCTGCCTATTACACAGCTCCAAGATCACCAATTGTGTCAAAGGTTTCATACCTTGAGCACTATCTAAAGGCAACAATTCTTCATGATGAAGATTCACGCCAATATGTAAAAGCAGCCGATAATACGACTGGCACAGCTCCAGGAATGGTGCCAACGCCTCAAAGCACACAGGTTGTTAATGCATTGGCCAACGCCGATCGCGGAATGATTGATGCGCTAAGCCGTGAAACCTTGGTTGGCGAAGGAATGACATTTGAAATTCCTCGCGTAACTGCCGTGCCTACTGTGGCAAATGTTGCAGAAAATGCAGCTGTTACAGAATCATCACTATCAGCAACATTTTTGAGCGTACCCGTACAATCCTTTAAAGGCCGTGCGATTTCCACAGTAGAGCTCATCGATCGCAGCCGACCAGAATATCTAACAGCTCTTTTGCAGAATCTTGAATTTGCTTATGCAAAAGTGACTGATGAATTTGCCGTTGGCACAATTGCTGGTGCAGGTCAGCAAACTGGTGTGAATGCAAACTCATCAACAGGATTCTTAGCTTACACATCACAAGCTGCTGGTGCTGTTTATTCATCATCACTTGGATTTGCTCGTAACATCGTTGTGAGTCCGGGACAATGGACGAACATTATGGGCTATAACGATAATGGCGCACCGCTATACAACGCAGCGCAACCATCAAATGCAGCAGGTAATGTGAGAGGCGATTCATTGCGCGGTGTAGTTTCACCGGGTCTAAACCTTTTTGTTTCTCGCTCAATTGGCAATGCAGGCCCAACAACATCAACCGGAGATTTCTCAATGGTTGTAGTTAATCCAGATGCTTGGACATGGTATGAGTCACCACGCTTTACATTGCGCACAGCAATCCAGAGCGATGGAACGATTGATATTCTTTATTACGGCTATGCAGCAATTGCTCCAAAGATTCCATTTGGCGCATGCTGGAACCAGACCTGAGCCGACTAATAAATCACTATCGGTAGCGGTCGCTCCCGAACGCTACTGACACGAAAGGAACCGAGATGCCAGCAATAGTCACAGCCTCACAGCTACGATCCATTCTTGGTGTCTCGGTTTCTTTATATTCTGACGCACAGCTTGATTCATTTATCGATTCTGCTGAGCAAACGATTTTGCCTTTACTTACGCAATACCAATCATCGGTGACATTTGCCAATGTGGATAATGCCGTCATTTATTTCACAACTATCCGGCCAAATTATTTTGTTCCGGGGCAATCTGTCATTGTTACCGGGGCCGGAACCTACAATGGCACTTACACAGTCACCGATGATCGGATTGAGCCATTTACATTTACAGCTGCAACAGCAGCAGCCGACCGGACTTATCCATTGCCATTTATCCCAAGCGCATTGGCTACATTAAGCGGATCATCAGCTGCACAGCTTTACGCAAGCACACCGCCAATTGAAAACGCAATTTTGGTTGTATCAGTTGAGATTTTCCAGAGCATTACAGCTCCCGGCAATCAAATCATGGCAGACAATTTTCAGCCATCACCATTTGTGCTTGGTCGCAGCTTGACCAATAGAGTTGTTGGCCTTTTAGGCCCATTCTTGGATGTCGAGGCAATGTGCCAATGACCATTGAAGCTGACATCCGCACACCATTGCAGACCGCACTTTCAACTATTGCAGCCAATGTCTATAACGGCATTCCAGAGGCAATGACATCTCCAAGCATTTGTTTAATCCCGGATGCACCTTATCTTGAAAGCGTTTTGATTAATGGCGCAACTACTAAAGTCAAAATTAATTTAACTGTCACCGGTGTTGTTGCTTATATGAACAATGCAGCAGCTTTGGACAATCTTGAACAACTAATGATTGACATCATCAGCACAATGCCCGATGGCTATGAAGTCGGCAATGTCAATCAACCACAACCATTGGAAGTCGGTGCGGGCAAATACCTCACAGCCGATTTACAAGTCAGCACCTATTACACCAACTAAGGAGAAATCATGCCAACAACAATCGTCACCGGCAGAGACATCACTTTCACCATTGCTGGTGATACTTATGATGCTCAGGCCACATCAGCAACACTGACTATTGATTCAACAATCAATACATATCAAACACTCGATGGCAAGGCGTATTTTACGACTGATTCGCAAGGATCGTTTGCTGTTGAAATGCTTGCCGACTGGCCAGCAGGTGGATCACTATGCAACGCGCTATGGACAGCGGCAGACACAGCACCGAACACACCTTTGGCGGTTGTCTTCACAGCTGCATCAGGATCAACATTCAATTTTGATGTCCAGCCTGTATTCCCATCAGCGGGTGGAACAGCACCAGATGCACAGACTGTTTCACTAGCATTCACCTGTGTAACTACACCAACACTCTAGAAAGGAAATCGGGAGCATGAAACTACCAATCACAATTGAATTCGTTACGGGGGAGAGCGCAACATATACCGCGCTCCCACCGGAGTGGATGAAATGGGAACAGAAAACCGGAAACACAATTCAGCAAGTGGCCGACAAATTGGGCATTGGCGATTTGATGTTTTTGGCGTATCACGCAAGCAAGCGCGAGGCAGCTGGAAAGCCTGTCAAGCCATTTGAGGCGTGGTGTGAGACTGTAACCGACATAAACATGGGAGAAACCGAAAACCCAAAAGTTACGAATCCGGATCAATAAACCGGATTATTTGGGAGTTGGCAATTCACACAGGATTGTCACGATCAGAGTTTCAAACCGCCGAAGATATTCTGACCGCTTTTGAGATACTGAGGATTAAAAATGGCAGTTGATCCGATTAGCTATGATAAGAGTGATTTACGCGGCATTGTCAAAGCTTTTAAAGCCATGGATGAAGCAGCTGTAGAACAAGCCAAAGGTGTGTCAAATGGCTTGGCTACTTATGTGCAATCCAAAATTATTGCATCAGCTAGTGGAAGGCCAAATAAAGCGGCATCACGCATTGCCCAAGGCTCACGGGTAAGCAAATCATCAAAAATTGGTGAATTGTCATTTGGCTTTGTGTCTCAGAAATTTAGCGGTGGCGGTACAACTCAACAGCTTTGGGGCGGTTATGAATTTGGCTCCAATAAATACAAACAATTTCCGGTGTGGTCGGGCCGTGGTGCTCGCGGTGGATCAGCTGGATATTTCATCTATCCAACCTTGCGCGCCGAACAGCCACATATCATTGCTCAATGGGAAAATGCATTTACTAAGATTTTGAAGGAGTGGTGATGGCTGGTCAAAGTAGAACACTCAAGCTCTCAATTTTGGCTGATGTAGATCAGCTTAAAAAGTCGCTCACTACGGGATCAAAAGATGTTGATGGATTTGCCGGCAAAATAGGAGATTTCAGCAAAAAAGCTGCATTGGCATTTGCAGCCGTAGCTGCAGCAGCTGGAGCCATGGCTATCAAGGTTGGCGTGGATGCTGTAAAAGCTGCAAGCGACTTAGGCGAAACAATCTCAAAGGTTAATGTTTTATTTGGGGCCACAGCTAAAGACATTGAAAAATTTGCAGATGGTGCTGCAACATCGCTTGGACAAACTAAACAACAGGCTTTGGATGCAGCAGCTACATTTGCCACATTTGGAAAATCTGCCGGTTTAAGCGGACAGGATTTGAACAAGTTTTCAATTGATTTTGTGAAGCTGTCATCCGACCTCGCATCATTTAACAACACGACACCAGAGCAAGCAATTAACGCTATTGGTTCAGCTTTACGCGGTGAGGCTGAACCTTTAAGAGCTTATGGCGTTTTGCTGGATGATGCCTCATTGCGCCAATCTGCATTGTCATTGGGAATAATAAAAACAACCAAAGAAGCTTTGACACCACAACAAAAAGTTTTGGCAGCTCAAGCTCTTATTTACCAGCAGACATCAGCTGCACAAGGCGATTTTGAGCGCACCAGCGATGGATTGGCCAACAAAACACGCATTCTCACAGCTCAATTAGAAAATGCAAAAGTGACCATTGGCAATGCTCTTTTGCCTATTGTTTTGGAACTAGCGAATTTCTTTTCAGAAAAGGTTATTCCAATCGTGCAAAAGGTTGCTGATGCTTTTGGATCAAAGTCAGAAGGCATGAGTGGCACTTTGAGCAATCTTGCCAATTCTATTAAAACTTTTGTTCAGCCTATTTTTGAAGGTTTCAAATCCGCTTTTGATAAAATAAAAGCCACAGTTATTGAAAACAAGGATGAATTTGAAGCTTTCTTTGATGTCATTAAGGCAGCAGCTCCGATTATCGGAACTGTCATTGGAACAGCTTTTAACTTAATTGGAAGCATTGCAAGCGTTGTTTTAAACATTATGGCAAATGTTGTTGGAGCTTTGCGCGGATTGATTAACACCGCAATTGATCTAATCAACATTGCAATCAAAGGTTTCAATCTAATTAAACCGGGTGCAGACATTGCTCCAATTGGAAAAATCGGGTCAAGTAGTGGAAGCGGTGGTTTTGCCACAGGTGGAGCACCGGGTGCAATCTCAGGTGGAGGCAGCTCAACCGGAGGTGGCATTACTGGTGGAGGATTAACGGGCGGTGCGCTTGGTGGTGGAGGTTTAACAGGTGGAACAACTGGAGGCAGCACATCCGGCGGTTCAGGCGGTCTAGCAGCAGTCACCAAAAAGGTCACAAAGGTTGTTGATGATGTAGCAGGTGCATTTGATGTTTTTGGTGCTAACACAACAACTTTGGCCGGAATCATGGCAGCGTCAAATCAGCCATTTGCATTTGGCACATCGGGAGTCAATACAAATTCACTAGCTGGCATTATGGCAGCGTCAAATCAGCCAACAGTTACAATCAATGTCAATGCACCATCAATTATTGATGAGGAAGGATTTGCCCGCGCAACAGCCAATGCTCTAAACAATTCGACTTTCAGAGGCACCAACGGCGCATCTAATTTGGTTTATTTATGACAATTTTCAATCCAATTTGGCGTGTCAAAATTGGCGGTGTTCAATACACGAATTATGTTTTGGCCAACCTTTCAACTACATCGGGTCGCACAAATATTTATGAGCAAGCAAATGCCGGATATGTAAGCCTTGAGCTAATCAATTTGGATCAATCCAACATTGACATAGAAATCAATGATTCTGTCACTATTGAATTGCAAGATTCCACAGCTGCATTTGTGCCAATCTTTGGCGGCACAGTCGTTGATTTAGGCATTGGCATAGCTGCATCAGGTGTGGTCGGCATAAATCAATCAGTCAGGATTACAGCTGTTGGGGCTTTGGCCAGATTGCCAAAAGCCTTGACCGATGGTGTTTTGTCACAGGATTTTGATGGGGATCAAATTCTGACCATTTTGACCGATTTGTTGGTCAATGCATGGAATGAAGTGCCAGCAGCTTTGACATGGGCAACCTATGACCCAACAACCCAATGGCAGGATGCTGAAAACACAGGCTTGGGCGAAATTGATACACCCGGCAGTTATGAATTGGCACAACGCTCATCATCAACTATTGATGTTTATTCATTGGTGTCAGCTCTGGCAACATCGGGATTGGGTTACATTTATGAAGATGCTCAAGGCCGCATTTCCTATGCCTCGGCAGATCATCGCTCAATCTATCTGGCCACAAATGGCTACACCGATGTGTCAGCAGCTCAGGCACTCGCTAATTCATTATTTGTGCAAACAAGAGCTGGTGACATTCGAAACGAGATTGTGCTCAAATATGGCACAAATTCAAACTCTGAGGTTACAGATAGCGATGCCGATTCCATTTTGGCTTATGGCAAATTAGCTCAAATCATTACAACCACAGTAAAACATCAGGTTGATGCCGAAGATCAGGCAGCGTTTTATTTGACTCTCAGAGCCTATCCACAAGCCAATTTCAATCAAATTACTTTTGAGCTGACAAACTCAGAAATTGATGATGCTGACCGCGATGCCTTGATTGGCATCTTTATGGGCTTGCCTTTACGCATTACCAATTTGCCACTCAATATGGCTTCTGGCACATATCTTGGATTTGTTGAAGGCTGGTCATGGCGTGCCTCCTACAATTCGGTATCTGTTACCGCAATAATTTCTCCGCTGTCATTTAGCTTGCAAGCCATGCAATGGCAAGATGTCTCAGCGGCAGAACAATGGAACACAATCAGCGGAAGCCTAAATTGGGCTGATGCGTTAGTCGTAGCGTAAGGAGAAAAAATGAGCAATCCAACAACCCCGTTTTCGTGGCAAATGCCTACGGCAACGGATTTGGTTACAGATTTACCTGCTGATTTTGAGGTATTTGGACAAGCTGTGGCCACATCTATGGCTGATTTATTAGGCGGCACATCAGGTCAGATTCTGGCAAAAAATTCAAACACCGATATGGATTTTGTGTGGATTGCTAATGATCAAGGTGACATCACCGGAATAACAGCTACCGCACCTTTGACAGGTGGTGGCACATCGGGTGCCATAACAGTCGGCATTCAAGATGCATTGACTACCCAAAAAGGAGCTGTGCAGCTTTCGGATTCAACATCAACGACATCATCAATCTTGGCAGCTACACCAACGGCTGTAAAATCAGCTTATGATCTAGCTGATGCGGCTATTGCAAAAACAACTGTAACAACAGCTGGTGACATCATTTATCGCAATGCAACTGTCCCGACACGATTGGGCATTGGCACAGCTGGACAGGTGCTCACAGTCAATTCGGGTGCAACCGCTCCAGAGTGGAAAACCCCGGCCGGTGGATCAACATTTTCGGGTGCATTTGTAGGAAGTAGCACAAACCCATCAATTGCAAACAATACTTTGACAACTGTTGCGTTTAACTCAGAAACATACGACACAGATGCCTACCATGACAATTCAACAAATAACAGTCGTATCACAATTCCAGCGGGCAAGACAGGTTATTATTCTGTAACCGCAACGGGTCAATGGGATGTAAATGGTACTGGTCGCAGAGAGCTTTACATTGCAAAAAATGGTACTTTGCTGGCTTCCTGTGAAGTAACGGCAAGTGCCGCAGCTTATCCATCACCTTTTTTCACCTCACCTTTATACCTAACAGCTGCCGATTATTTGGAAGTTAAAATGTACCAATCAAGCGGTGGAGCTTTGACATTTTTTGGCCCAACTTTCACAATTAGTTATCTAGGAGCATAAAATGAGCTTATTTCAAGAAATCACAAAAATTTATGCTGATTTAACCGACTTTGATTTCCATCCAAAAACTGGATCAATTTTGGTTGAAGATGATGGCGATGGGATTGCTTACATTGCCAAATGGGATTATTCACAGCCAATTCCAAAAGGCATGAAAATCGGCAAATGACATTCCCACAAGGCACATTGCCGCGTTTAATTCAGATTGCGCTCGCCGAGGTAGGCACAGCTGAAACTGAAAACAACGAGACAAAGTATGGCAAACACATGAAAGCCGACAAGCTGCCATGGTGTGGGTCATTTCTCAATTGGTGCGCGGATCAAGCTGGTGTCAAAGTGCCAAATGTGGTCAGCACCAAAGCCGGAGCTGAGGCGTTTAAGAAAAACAAGCAATGGCACGAAACACCAAAGATTGGTGATTTTGTGTTTTTCGATTTCATCATTGATGACAAGGTGACAATCAATCACATTGGTTTAGTTATTCGGGCATCGGAGAAACAGATTGTGACTATTGAAGGCAACACCAGCGGTGCGGGAGATCAACGCAATGGCGGCGAAGTCATGGTGAAATCAAGAACTTTGGGAGCAAGGTCATTTGTTGTCGGTTATGGCCGACCAACTTATGGCGCGTTTTCGGGTGATTTGCCCGACCGACCAAAAGGAGAGAAATAATGGATCAAGCAAAAGCAATGCTGGCCTCATGGGCAAGAAGCTCTGTGGCTGGCGCCTTGGCCGTCTATATGACAGGCAATACCAATCCAAAGGATTTAGCTTTGGGGTTAGTGGCTGGACTCGTTCCGGTATTAGCTCGATGGGCTAACCCAAATGATGTGGCATTTGGTAACAAGAAGTGACTCGAAAACTGCTCGCAGCAGTATTGATTTGCTTAGGTTTATCAATACTGACTGCTTGTGGTTATCAAGGATGGACACGATATGAATGCCAAGAATTCCAGAATTGGGAAAAGCCGGAATGCCAGAAACCGCAATGCATCCCATTGGGAAACTGTACTAGCGATGTCATTGGATCATTATCGCCATCGCCCAGAGCGACGCCGTAGCGCAGAAGAAGTCCATGCGCAGCTGATTCTTATTATTGGCACAACTCTTGCCATGGTATTTCTTATCGTTACAATTGGAATCACTTACGCTTTAATTTTTGTTACTCAGCCAATATCAGCTCAAGCTCCCAATGATGCCGCTTTTATTGATTTGCTAAAAACGCTGGCAATTTTCTTAACCGGTTCATTGGGTGGTGTGTTGGCTGGAAATGGATTAAAGAGCAAGCCAAAAACTGGTAGCGACACGCCACAATCCACGCGGGAATCTTGAATTTGTCGGTTTTGCCTGTCACTCTCTATTTCGGGAGCTGAGACACGGCTCCCAGAAACGGGAGCAAGAAAATGACATCAGGTGAGATTGGGTTGTTTATATTTATGTTAGTGGCTTGCATTTTATGGGCCATTTGCAGCTATGCGGTTGGATACAAAGAAGGCCACAAAGATGGCTATCAGCGAGGCAAGGCCGTAGGCCGACATGCATCAGGTCAGGCGGTGCGCTAATGGCGTTCATGGATAACTACGAAGGCAATAAAGAGCGGACTGACAGGTGGATTGCCACATACCCGCAAGGCCGGCTTGAAACGCTCATTGTTGAATTTAACGCAGAAAAAGGCTATGTGCTGGTTCAAGCTAAAGCATGGCGCAATCAAACAGAGATTGATCCTGCTGGCATTGATTATGCACATGGGTTTCTTGCAGCTTACAGCGACAAAATGAGGCGTTGGATGGTTGAAGATACTTGCACCTCAGCTTTAATGCGCGTGATGGCTTTGGTCATGGGTGGCACGGAGAAGGCCACAAAGGAGGTTATGGCATCGGTTAAGACCGAAACACCAGCTGCTGATTATGACTACTGGACAACAAAGCATGGCGATGTGCCGAGCTATAAGACCAGAGAAGAAGCCGAAGATGCTGATGGAGGTGGATGGGCGGTCAATGGCGTGCCAATGTGCTCACATGGATCAATGCGTTGGAATCAAAGCAAACCCGATGCACCTAAAGCTTGGGCCGGTTACTTTTGCAGCGAAAAAGCCAAAGAAAAGCAATGCAAACCGAGCTGGTATGTGCTGACCAGCGATGGCACATTTAAGCCACAGGTTTAAACATGAGTGATTACATTGAAATTATCCATCCACAAAGCATGACAGCCAAATTGCTGTGCAATGGTGTAGTGGTGGAGGAATACAAAATTGAGCAATGTGACAAATGCTCACAATTAAGGCGATTAGATCAATTTGGCTATCAAAAAGGTTATGACCACACAGACAACATCATTTGGTTTTGTGGTGATTGCCGATGATAGATCGCATTGAAGAAGTGCAATGTATGATTGCAGCCATATCACATTGCCATGACAAATCAGCAGATCACAGCTCACGAATAGTCAAAAATCTTTCATGGTTTGAGTATGTGGCACAAATGGCAGAGTCAATGCTGGCTGAAATGGTTGTGGCCAAGCGTTTAGGTTATGAGTATCAACCTGGCATCACATGGGATAAATCAAAGGCCGATGTGGGCGAACACATTGAGGTCAAATGGTCAGCTAATCCCAACAGCAATTTGTGGATACAAGAAAGCGATCGCGAGGATCGTGACATTGCGGTGTTAGTAACAGGCAACGCACCTAAAATGCACATTGTAGGCTGGATGCCCGTAGCTGTGGCCAAAAAGCCGCGATACAAAAACACCAGCCAAAACAATTGGACTGTGCCACAGGTTAATCTGCAACCCATTGAAACATTGATAAGGAGCAACTATGCACATCCTGCAATTTGATTGCGCAATATGCAAAAAGCTTTACGGAAAGCCTAAGCAACGCTTTGGCCTCAAGAAAGGTGCCGAATTAACAGAGCATGAGTGGTTTGCTCAATGCATGGGATGTGGCACATTTGGCATCAAGATTGTTGATGATGCTCGGATTGCAGAGCTGAGCCAATGAGAAAGTTATCCACAGGTGTTATGCACAGGTGTGCGAAACCTGTTGGAATCGCCCAAGATTACGCTCGGTGTTTGACAGCATCATTACCATCTACACGAGGTAGCGAGCCGGTGAGCCGGATAGCTCGCAGCCGATGTTTGATGGTTTTGGCCGTGCTGTGTGTAATTGGCATTACACCGGCACACGCAACAAAAGATGTTAAACAAACTACATCAATTGATTCTCTTAAGCTTTATGCACATTCACGGATCATTAACTATAAAGAGTTTCAATGCTTTAACACATTGATTACAAAGGAAAGCAATTGGCGTGTGGAAGCTATCAATCCCAATGGCAATCACTTTGGGCTTGGCCAAATGCGCAATACAAAGTATCGCAACCTTGATGGGTATCGCATGATTGACTGGACTTTGCGCTACATAGATCACAGGTATCAAGGCAAGATATGCAATGGTGCATTGGCACATTGGCGAAAGCATGGGTGGCATTGATGTCCAGCGGCTGGAAAGGTGGCAGCTCAAGGCAATGGCGTAAAATCAGAGAGCTAGTGTTGAAGCGTGATGGTTGTTGCCAACAATGCGCCCAGAGCGAAGGCCCAATGCACATAGATCATGTGATTCCAAAGAGGCTTGGCGGTGGGGATGAGCTGTGGAATTTAAGGCAATTGTGCCAAAACTGCAATTTAGCCAAAGGAGGCCGTTTTTTTGATACGGAAGGAACAC